AAGGCCCTTTTCGCTCCCGATGTCATAGGTCTTTCCGTCGGAGCTTGTAGCCTGTTTCTTCAGTGCCATGTCAATCCCCTCCTTTTTGATTTATGTCGCCACCGTCAGGGACGCCGTCCTGGTCTGGACGGTATGCCCCCGCTGGTCCGTTACCAAGCAGTAGACAAAAAACCCGTTGCTGTGGGACGTGGCGCTGACCCTGATGCTGTAGGTATCCGTCGTATTGGTAGATTTGCGGTACTGCCCCCCGGTGGTATTGGGATTCATGTACCACCATTCATAGGTCAGCCCGTCGCCACCGGCCTGGATTGGAAAGTATGCCGTCTGCCCTGCGGCGATGGTCACATCCTGCGGTTCCTGCAAAATCACAGGATAATAATACAGCCCGTGGTCCGCCAGAAAGGCGATCATCTGGGTCAGCTCCGAAGCGTCCGCCTTCCCGCTCACCCCGTCGCTGACGGCGCTCTGCACCTGGGCGGCGTCCTGAAACCCGCTGTCGTTGGTCAGCTGGGAGACAGCCGTGGGTACGACGATATCCACCGCCTTATCCGTCACCGGCAGCGCCGTCCCGTTTCGCTTGACGGTCTCTATGACGTTGGCCTCCCCGTCTGGGTCAAGCCTGGCCAGCTTGTTTTTGTCGGCGTCGGTGTAATCGTTGGAGGACAGTCCCTTGCCTTCCTCCTTGTCCACCTTGCCCTCGATTAGGCCCACGGCGCTTTCCACAGCCCCGGCCAGCCCATTGATCTGGGTGGACGCCTCGCTCAGCTTATTGACCTGATCCTCCAGCACCAGGGACAAAGCCTCCGCAGAGGCCCCAAGGCTCGTCGTGGTGCGGAAGGTATTGGTAAAGGCAAACTCCGTGCGTTCCGTGATATAGCGGATATATGCCTCGATGGTCCGCAGACTGGTGTCCACGTTATCCGGGCTGATCTTGTCCATCAGTTCCGGGTATACCGACATCGGCATCAGGGATCACCCCCCTGGTAGCCGCCCTGGATGTACTCCCGCAGGCAGCCCTTGATCACGCAGGGGCCGTGCCCTCGCAGGCGGACCTTATACTGGTCACCCCGCCGGGGCTGGACCATGACAGGCACCGTGTCCGTCTTCGGCCCCTTGATCAGTCCGGCCTCCTGCCACCGCTCGTCATCCGTGGATGTCTCCACCCGGAGCCATGCCCCTTCCGGCATCTCCATCCGGATCAGCAGCCGGGACACCCGCTTCCGCCCCTCGATGGTCTCATAAAAGGGCTTGTACTCCAGCTTCCACTCGATTTGCGGGTCCTGCTCCCGGCTGTCCGCCAGCCATACGGAGCCGTCCTTTCGAAGCAGATACACGTCCTCCCCGTCTCTGGCAATGCCGGAAAACCGGAAGCTGTCCTCCTTCAGCCACACCCCGTCGTTTGGCGAAAACACATACAGCGATTCTTTCCCGTTGTCCTTGCAGGACAGCCAGTATTTTTTGCCGTCCGTGCCACCCACGGCGTCGGTGATCAGATGCTCCCCGAAGACCTGGGAGATGTCCGCCGGGGTCCCGCCTGCGTAAGTAAAGACCCCGTGCAGGCCCACATAGAAAAGCGCATCATTGATAATGGTCAGGCTCTTCTCGCACCCGGACCGGACGCCCTCCATTTCGTAGGTATACATGATGTATTCCGCCGGATACGACCCCAGAAACTTGTGAAGCACCTGCTCCTTCCAGAACAGCACGGAGGAGGACAGCTTACAGCACCCGGTAAAGTCCCCCGGCGTTGCAACGTTGACGGCATAGCTGTCCGTAGCCCCGGTCCCGATCACAAAAAAGTTGGTCGGGTCACCCAGGGCGGAGACAAAAATCGTCTTGCTTGCGTTCTCGCAGCCCCACAGCCGATTCCCGCTCTCGCAGATGTAGTCCAGGTCCGGGATGCGTCTGGTAATGGTGATCTTCGCCGGGGCCGCCGCCTGCTCTGTCCCCACCTTGAATACATCCCCGTCGATGGTGATCGTGTCCTCCGTGACCGTCTTGATCACCGGCTCGATGTTGTTCTCCTTCAAGGTGACCAGCCCGTCTATCTTCACGCCGTCCCCCGCGTGGAACAGCGCCGACAGGTCCACCCCTTCCGCCAGGGTGAAGGTGACGGTATTGGTCTTCGTATTTTTATGCTTCTCGTCCGTGGCCGGGAAGCTGACCCCGGAGGCCTCCGCCTGCGCCCCAAGAGGCTTCAGCGTCTTCTCCGTCATGTCCAGATACACCTTGTCCGGCCAGATCACAAGCCTTGTATTGACGGCGGCAAACTGCCTTGCCTCCTCCCGATGCTCCAGCCAGTGGGCGTGTTCTCCCCGGTACAGCAGCTCGTCCTCCAGCGTCCCGTCGTGGTCCCCCGGACGGATCGCCACCAGCCCGTTCCAGGCCGTCAGTGCCGTCACGCCCTGGTATCCCTCCATACGCTTCCTTGCATTCCGGGTGGCGATGTAGGGCCAGCGCCGGACGGAAAGGTTTTCGCTGTCCGCCAGGTCGCCGTCCTGGTAGTTGTCGCTGTAATTGATACCCCGGCTCTGGACAATCTCTTTCCGCCGGGTGATCCTGACCATTGGCCAGTCAGGGAGTGTCATGGCTCCCACCTCGCTCCCGTCTTTGTGATGATTGGGACATTGTGCCTCCGCCACCAGGCCAGCGCATCCTTGTATGCCTGATCAAACATGGCCTTGTCGATGGCATACTGCTCTGTATCCAGCTGCGCCCAGTCGATTTTCGCCGCCAGCCAGTAAACGTAAACCTGGTCCACCGGCCTTGGCATCAGCAGTTCCTTATCATCCGGGAAAGACGCAGGCCTCGGCTGGATTTGCTGTGTCTCAGCAAACTGCATTTCCAGGTCCTCGATCCACCGGGCCTTCTGCTCATCCCCGACAGTATTGGGCCGCAGGGCGTCCGCCTGGGCGATGGCCTCCAGCAAAAACATAGTGTGCTCACCTCACTCAATTGGAACGATAGACGAGCTAAGGATATACCCCGCCTTTAGGGTCCCGCTGACCACGACAAAAACGCGGGTATACCCTCCGCTTGCCGTCTCCCTTGACGCATAATCACAGATAACAGGGTCACCAGCACTTAACGTTGTGATCGCCGTGCCTTCGGTATCCGGCGTCTCCCGTACTGTAGCGGAATATTTCACCGTCGTTCCGATCATGGCGGTATCCGGGACAATGACAGCAGGCACAGCCTCTATCGTATAAGTCCCGTCCGGGACCGGATTCGTCCCGGCAACCGAAAACGTATTGAAATCGAAAAGCTCCCGGATGTAGGAGGAATATTTGGTCCCTGTGGTCTGATCCGTCAGCGTGACGACCATGTCAGGCACATAGATGTTTTTCGGCACGGTAGCGACGCCGTCCTTGACCTGGCAGGTCTGTTCTGTCGGTACATTATCCGACATCGACCCATCCCGGTATCTCAGCCCATAGTTGATCGCCTTGTAGAACCCCCCACGCCGGGTGAAGCTGTCGCCGTACTTCATCAGCTGCGGCAGGGCATTGTACAACTGGTTGTTTTTCGCTCCTTTGACGTAGGAAAAGCTGTTCTGGCTGATCGTAAACCACAAGCCCTCATTCTCGCGCATCTCCCCGAAGGATTGGTAAATCGGGATCTGCTTGGTCACGTTGAGGAATGTGTTGCCGATCAGCCGGAAGTTGATGCACCGCCGCAAAAACATGGGCTTTGCTGTGCTGCCGCAGAGATCGAAAATATTGTTCTCCACGGTGAGATTCGCGCAGCAGGCGTTTGTGTTGCACATCGTCGGATGCGACGAGCTGGTTTTGAAATAATTGTTGCGGATCGACACCCCGGAGATCTCGTGGAAATTTCCCACATTGCCGATATCGGTGTCATCTTCGTACTCGTCCTCGATTTCCCGTCCTGTGGTGTTCGGCGACCCTGTCAGCACCAGGGGATGCGCGACGTGAAGCTGATAGGCCAGCTCAGACGGACTCTTGTCAGACTCCACATAGTTATTCTCGATGAGAACATTGTGCATATACCACCCCTCCGGGCGCACGACACGCCGGTTATCATTATAGGCAGTCAAGGCACAGACAACCTGACGGATATAGTTGTTCCGCATGATGACATTTGTTGCCCCGTGGGTGTCCAGCCCGCAGTCATCGCTGTTTTCTACGTAATTGTTCTCGTAGATCAGCCCGTCCGGCGGCATGAAATTGTCGCTCAGATCTACGCCACCTGTGTACACCGCATAACACCAGGATATCCCCTCCCGATGCAGCATATTGACAAAGCTGCAGTTTGCCACGCGGATGCTCCCGCTTTGGGGATACGCCTCGCCGTCCTCCACATGGCTGGATACGATATGGACAAAGGAGTTGATGCAGTTGCGGAAATCACACCGCTCGACATCGACCCGGAGGCAGTCCGTCAGCTGGATCACCGACGGGTAATTGCTGTTTCTGGACCGCAGCCCGGAGACGGAGCAGTCATGGCATCTGACCAGCTCGATAATGCCGTGAGCCTGCCAGCTTCCGCTGGAGGACTCGACAGGGAAAACGTATTGCCTGGTCGTGTAGTCGCTGCCTGCCCCGACCTCGCCGCCGATGATCGTCACGCTGCAGTCCTCGCACCTGAGAGCAGGCCGGATATTATCCGTCCGCAGGACCGTGCCGGAGTCCATCATGATTGTAACGTCCTTGCCGTGGACCTCCAGGTTGCAGGTATACTCCCCGGCGGGGATATAGAGATACTGGGCCTCATCCATCGCCATAGCAAATGCCGACCCGATGGTTTCCGATGTCAGTCCGTCATCTCCATCAACATAGTCCGCAATATTTCTCCATACCTTTGTTTTCTCCGCGATTTTTCGTCCTGTGATAGCTCCGTCCTGTACCGTTGTCACCCAGTCTTTGTGCTTGTTCAGCACCTCTTCTACTTGTGCGTATGTCACCACGTCAAGGTCTTTCCAATTCGTCCGCCCGTCCCCCAGGCTGACAAGATACTGCCCCTCCTCCCCGTTGGGGTCATAGGGCGTCACGGGCTTATTGACCTTCCGCCGGTCCACCGCCTCAATCTCCGTCTGCAGCTGGTCCGCCACCGTTGCGGCGATCCCCTCATTGTCAGAGGCCCGGCTGGACCCCGGCAGCACCCGGAACCTGGACGGCTCCGCCTTGACTTTAAGGGTCTCCTTGCTGGTGG